CTGTGTTTTTGCAAGTTCTGTATTGGCATCCCTTATCCCCTGATGCAACCTGTTCCAAGCACCAACCGCTGCTGTTCCAACCCAAGTGACAAGTGTCATTATAATGGTTATCCAATCGCCCATTGCCACCTTTGCAGCGGTTGCACTTGCAGCGATATTCGCAAATGCGGTCTTGGTTGTTGTCACCAATGTAACTATTCTCTTCGTGAGAAGAGGAACAGCAACAGATGCGAGATTTGCAATAGTTCCACCAAGCGTTTCAAAGTTCATAATGAGGTTTTGAAGGAACCTGATTGCTCCCTTAACAGCACCTCCTGTCTTTTGTCCAATGGTGATAAGAAGACCCTCATACATGCTCTTGAGTGTGGCTATTTCGTTTTGCACGGAACCAACACCCTGCTTCATCATCCTTTCGGTTTCACCTGCGGAATTCTTAAGAACTTCAATCAAGTAGTTAACATCTTCCAAACCACTGATAAGGTTTTGGACTGACATTGCAGATTTGGAGAAGATACCTCCAAGGTCACCAAGAGAAAGGTTTGCTTCTTTCAACCTTTGAAGTGTCTTGTATAGCCCTTCGCTCTTGATACTTGCCTCGCTTATCTCAATGCCATAATTCTGCATCTTCTTGATAATCTTCGGGTCAACAAGTTTCTGTAGGGTCACACGCAATTGAGTTCCCGCTTCAGCACCCTTGATACCCTTTTGTGCAAGAGCACCTATTGCAGCAGAAGTTTCTTCAATTGATAAACCAAGTGCTGCTGCAGCAGGTGCAGCGTTAGCCATTGCCTCACTAATACCAACAATATCGGTTGCAGCGTGACTTGCAGTAGATGAAAGAACATCACTTACCTTTGTTGCTTCCTGCACCGAAAGACCAAACATATTGAGCGTGTTGGTCATGATATTTGCTGCTGTAGCGAGGTCAATAGAGTTTGCCTGTGCCATTGCAAGAACCTGTGAGAGTGCTTTTGTTGCGTTTGTGGCACTCATACCATTCCTTGTCAAGTTCTCAAGTGCAGAAGCGGCTTCGGATGCAGTGTACTTTGTTGTACTACCCAATCTTTGAGCCTCTGCCTGCATCGCTTTGAACTCTTCGGTTGTAGCGTTGGATACAGCCTGAACCCTCGCCATAGCATCCTCAAAGTCCTTTGATACCTGAATCATCTGCTTACCGAACATGGTAATACTACCCAATGCGAAAGCGGACTTCATGAAGTTTTGGAAGCCCTTGAGTTGTCTCTTTATGTTATCAATGCCCTTCCTAAACTCTTTGCTTTGGAGTTGTAAAAGGACTTTCATTGACATGCCTTTTGCCATATGTTACATATTGTTTCTCTTAATTATATTCTGCATACTTTTTTGCACGCTATCCATCAATTCCTCCTGTGCTTGATAGGACTTTGCATCAACAGCCCTTGTCCAAAACAGATTGCCTGTGACCTTACCCCTGTTAGCACCCTTTCTTGTGGTTCTAACCTGTGTTCCTCGGTCAATAAGGTGTGCAGCACTTCCTGCAGGTCTTGAGAATCCACCCCATCCTTTAAGGTCCTTTTTCTTGATTATCTTCTTGAAGGATTTGACAAGGTGTGTGGTCTTTCCTGCACGCTTTCCTGTGTAGGTGTTATTAAGGTGAATGCCACTTGATTTAAGGTTTCTCTTTCCCTGCTCAACAATCAATTCAAGACCTTCCTGAAGACCTTTTGTAATGACCGCATCCCTCTCCAATTTGGATAACGCTGAAAGCGTGTTCATTATCTTCCTGTAATCTTCAGGTGCGATTGTCATACTGAAATCATTTGTTGCCATGTGCCAATCTATCTACCTTTTCATTTATTCTCTCAAGTATCTCGTTCTTCGGATTGTCTTGAAGGTTTATCTCCGCATCCTGCCTTGCGAAGAATGTTGCAGCAGCCGCTGCTCCCTTTTCAAAATCACTTTTCTTATGTTCCTTCTCCCAAGCGAATGCAATGAGTTCATCAGGACCCTTGCACTTTTTAGTGTTGATGTGTGGCATAATCTGCATGTATGTCCAAAACCTTTTCTCAACCATTTCTGTTTTGAACAATTCATCAGCAGCGGTGAAGAATGGCATTATCTCCCACAATTGCATTTCGTTCATCACATAGTGTGGGTCAATCCCATGTTGCATAATCAAACTTGAAGCAAGTTGTGTCATTGTGAGATTCATCACATTTTCACCAACCTTTTCACCTTCGCCATCCACATTTTCAAATGCCTTCATTTGGTTTGAAAAATCCGTTACCCTTTGGTATTCTCTTTCTATCCATTTTGCCACCTTCTTGTCTTGAAGAAGTTGCATGAAGGTCTTTAATGATATCATCAAATCATTGCTTGTGACAAATGCCGCATACATGAGGACAATTGCTTCATCATCAGTTCTTATATGGAAGAAATTATTACCTGTCAATTGCTCATAAATGCAGCAAGCCCTGATTGATAACCTTATCGTGTATTTGTCAAAATCCATTTTCTCTTTTTTACTACAATAGAGAAAATCAAAGCCGACAGGGACCCGATAGGGGATAATAATGCCGATAAGATGTAAAAGGATACCCGAAAGGGACTAATACATCCTATAGAATACAAAAAGGGTGAGCCGAATTGCCCACCCTTGCCGCTTTTATCTAATCATCGTTTAAGAGGTTGGTCCACCCTTCAAAGGAGCACCTGAACCTGTGAGAGAAATTGAAGAACTAACAATTTCGTTGTTACCTGCGTTGATGCTCAAAGAAGCGATTGATGCTTCACCATAGTAGTAAGTTGCACCTGTGTAAGGTCCAACAGGGTCAGTACAAGTGGTTCCTGTTGAACTTTGGTCAAGCGCCATCACCCAACCCACATTGGTTCCATCAATCATATCCTGATAGAGGTCATCAATGGTAGTTGCACCATTATCAGAAGCACTTGATGCCTTGCAATAAAGGGCATCAGCGTTCACGGAGTAAGAACCGACACCTGGCAAACCCTGATTCCATCTGCAACTTTGCTTTGTGGAAACAGAAAGAACATCCGCATTGATTTCAAGTGAGCAAGAAGTTGCATAAGCAATAACCTTTGCAGAAGCAACCTTACCTGAAGTCATTCCACTGCCGTTGAGGTCAACCAAATATAAGAAGTAATCATTACCCCTGATTAAATCATTCATTACTGAATATGCCATAATTTATAATCTATTTGTTTCTTTATTATTATCTATTTGATTTGGAACAACAGGGTCTGTACAAACTTATTGTCAGTATATTCTTCCGTGCTGTCCTGTAACAATATTTCTATTGCGTTACCTGATATATTGTGCCGCCCTGTGAGGGCATTGTCAATGTGCGAAGCGAGAGCCACGCTGTTGTCATAGTCATCGCTTATTGCAACCACTGCAACAGAACAATCATCCTGATAAACACCTTCTTTGGTGTTGTACTTTGAATACCTTGTTCTTGAGTAAACAATGAAGTCCCCATTCGTGTCTTCGGGTGCTACAAGTGGATAAATGTGTGCCCCAACCTGACTTGTGACCGCTGAATCGGCAACAAGAATATTCCTTATGTCATTGCCAATAGCCCATTTTTGGTAACTATTGTATATGCTGTTGAAACAAGTCATTACTCGTTAATCTTTTCAAGCGTTATTGTTAGTTGGTTGTCTTTTGGGTACTTATCCATTGAAGTGATTCTGTATTTGTTACCCCCATAGACCACAACATCTGTCTCTTTGATTTCCCTGCGAAAGCGCAACCTGAATGTTAGGAATGTTGAATGAAATAGTTCATCCGCTTCAACCACAAAGTTTTCTCGGTTCTTCAACCTTTCGGCTCTTACCTTGAACATAAACTCTTCAGTGGTCTGCTTGAAACCGCTTTCAGTCTGTCGCTCTACAATGTGATAGAACTCAAGTATTTCTGTAAGTGCGCCGCTGTATATCATGGTTAGTTATTGTAATCTTGGTAAAGGTTTATCAAATAAGTATATGACAATGGGAGTTCCTTGTCTGCGTTGCCAATTGGCTCTCTGCGTTGATACAAATTTGCTGCATAAAGGACTATCGCCATCCTGATACACGGGGGGAGACATCCCCCCGATTTATCAGCGATTTCAGCAAATGACCTGTTAACATGTACCTCCACAGCATTCTCCGCAACTTCCAATAGACCAATGAGGTATTCATCATCCTCCACAAAGTCAGGTTCCAAATTCAACTGCTTCTTTATTGTATCTAAATCAACATACATGTTAATCAGTGTTTGTATCAGTTATTAGGAGAAAATCTGACCGCTAATTCTGTCTCCCTTGAGGGCTGCATCTACCAAGTAGTTGCAAGTGATTTTGATTTGATTCTTGCCAGCGAGGGTGTAAGGGTCAACAATGATAACCATATCATTATCCCAAGTTGCAACAGCAATATCTCTTGCATCTACTGCCAAGAGTGACTTTGGATTCACGCTGTTGGAAACAATTGTCTCTCTGCCATCAATCTCACCATCCTGCCAAACGAAATTAAGTCCGTTGGCCATCTGCGTTGAGCGAAGTGCATATTTTACCTTGGGGTCGCAAACAAATACCATTTCAGAGCCGTTCTTCAACTCAACCTGCTCTTCTGTGGCAAGGACATCTGAAAATACAACACTATCAAGTGAAGTTCCTGTCATAATGTAGTCACCGCTGAAGAGACCTGCGGGTTCAGTGGTAGAGCCGCTACCTGCACCAAATAGCGTTTCATCAAGTTTCTGTGCTATTGCTTCCGCAAGGTCATTGCGAAGCATAACTTCCATTGCATCAGGACTTTGCGCAAGCAGTTGCCTACTAATGGTGATGAAAGATGAAAGGCGCTTCGGGCTTAAAGTAACCTCGCTGAAAGTACCTGCACCATCGGTGGCATCTGCGTTCTCGGCTGAAGCCCACGCTGTGACATTACCGCTGTACTTTGGAATGCTGATATTGCCAACAGCGTTTGAATACCAAGTTGCACCAAGTTTGTTGAGGACTGAAGCGTTGCGGATTGCAACCTCCAAACCCTTCTTCTCTTCGGGCACTGCCTCTTCACCATAACCTGTTGCGGTTGCCTGAAGAGCGTTGCGGAAATTGATTGAGTTGCCCTGAATATAAGCCCTGTGCTCATCCTTGACAGAACCTTCGGCAATCTCCTTAATAAGGTCAAATAATCTTACCTGTTCCATATTCTTTTTTGCTGTTTTTGTGTTATTATTTTCTGCTATTTTTCTATTCTCTTCTTCAAGGTTTTTAATCTCTGCTTCAACCTGTTCCATTTCAGTCCTGATTTCAGCCATCCTTGAAGTTTCATCTTCTACTAACTCTCTTTTCTCCGTTTCGCCCTTCTCAATGATTGAATTGAGTTCATTGCGGAGGTTGATGAGTTTCTCCTTAAGTTCTAACTCGGTCATAGTAGTTATTTAATTTTCTTATTATTTGCTTTTTATTACTAATAGGGATAGTTTTGTCTGCTCTTTATTGGTTGTTCATTTCCTTACCTTTTTCAAGGGCTTCCTTATACTCTTCCCTCATCTGCTCATAGTATTTCTTGAGTTTTTCAGCCTTCTCTGCTTCCTCTGCTTCACGCTGCTGTCTTTCGGCTTCTTCTGCCTCCTTCATCCTGCGCTCATTTTCAAGCCTCTCTTCCTCCTGAACCTCGGCAAAGCGGGCACACTTGACAGCACCCTCAATACCATAATAGGATTGGTCAACAATGCTGAAGTCATAGATTTGGTCAAACTTGGTAATGGCTCTGTCCCATACACCATCAGCACCTTTCTTCCATTCATCGGCTTCAATGGTGAATGCCCAACTCATTTCATCAAGGTCTCCATTTTCAATTCTTTCCCTGACATAGTTTGAAAGGTTATCGGAAAGTGGTTTGAATGAGAAATAGACACCATCTTCCCTTGTGTCAATGTGGAGTGAACCTTTACCTCGCTTATTGCGTGCAAGGAACCCTTTATCTCTTGAATGGTTGTAAACAAGGAAAATATCGCTTCGCTCAAGAACACCTTCAACCGCTTCGGGTCTAATGGTTTCACGGAAGCCCTCCCTGTTTGGAGAAGCAACATTGAAAGGAATAGCCCTTCCTTCAATCATACCCTCGTTAGCGGATTTGAATTCAATGTTATATTGTCTTATTTCTTTTTCCATATCGTTACAATTTTATACTAACAGGACTTGTTGTGGCAGACAATAATGACTATCTTTGCCGTTATGATAACTGACTACATAGACAAGATATTCTGCGGTGATTCGCTTGAGATAATGAGGCAACTTCCTGATGGGTGCTGCGACATTGCCGTTACCTCACCTCCATACAACTTGAAGAACTCAACAGGCAATGGAATGAAGGATGGAAGGGGTGGAAAATGGTCCAAAGCAGCCCTTATAAATGGCTATCAGGGATATGATGATAACATGCCTTATCCGCTTTACTGCAAGTGGCAGAGAGAGTGCCTTACCGAAATGATGCGGCTTATCAAGGATGATGGGGCAATCTTCTACAACCACAAGTGGAGAGTGCAGAATGGGCTTATCCAAGACCGCAGGGAGATTGTCAATGAGTTCCCTGTTAGGCAGATTATCATATGGAAGAGAAAGGGTGGCATTAACTTCAACCCAGGCTACTTCCTACCCACATATGAGGTTATTTATCTCATTGCCAAGAAGAAGTTCAAATTGGCTCCCAAGATGGGTGGCTGTGGAGATATTTGGGAGTTCATGCAGGAAACCAACAACAGCCATCCTGCACCTTTCCCTGTGGCTCTCATTGACCGCATCATGGAGAACACCACCGCACAAGTCATCCTTGACCCTTTCATGGGCAGCGGGACCACAGCGGTGAGTGCTCTCAAGAATGGTAGGCATTACATTGGCATTGAGTTATCTCAAGATTATTGTAATGCGGCAGAGACACGCATTCAACAATTCCTAAAAGGTCAACAGCCATGAGTATCTTCAGCAAATGGTTCTCCGCTTCAAAACGAAGTGGAGCAACGGAGCCAGCAGTGGAACAGCCTGAAGAGGTAGCGGCAGAACTTCAGCAGGTAGAGTTTTTCACAAGGGATTCCCTCATACAGAAATTCATTGAAATCCGTGATATGGGTTGGGTTGAAAACACCCAAAGGGGCAATGATGGAGCAGCGGGAAATATCCTTGAAAACCTTCTTGGAATTCCCACAAACAACATCCCCATTCCCGATGCAAGCGGGTGGGAATTGAAAACGCAGAGGAAGAACACCCAATCACTGATATCACTTTCTCACAAGGAACCTGAACCAAGGGGAGCAAGGGTTGTTACAAGATTCCTTCTTCCCAACTATGGTTGGTCACACGCAGAAGCGGGTCAAACATATCCTGCTGATGAGAAATCCTTCAGGCAAACTATGAATGGTGCTACCTATACCGATAGAGGCTTCAAGGTTTCAGTGAACAGGGAGTTGAGAAGGTTGGAGGTTGAGTTCAATTCCGCAATGGTGGACAGCCGCCATGAGGAATGGCTTGAAATGGTCAAGGCAAGGGTTGGAAATCTCGGTCCTCTTGAAATCACACCTTATTGGACATTCAATGACCTATACATTTCCATAGGAAGGAAATTCTACAACTGCTTCCTTGTAAGGTATGATGTGAAGTTTGAGGATAACAAAGAGTTCTTCCACTACAATGAAGCATATATGCTGAAGAATGTTGATATAGATAAATTCATTGAGTGCATTGAGAGTGGTAAGGTAAAAGTTGAGTTTGATGCACGGACACACCACAATCATGGGACAAAGATGAGAATGTTCTTCAAGGATATCCCATATGCCTACAGCGAAGTGACAAGAGTTATGTAACAAAAAACCCCTTCAACACGAAGGGGTTTTGCTTTGTAAGTATTTCATTGCATAATCAATTTTTTCCTGTGTCAGTGTGTTTGTCACACTGAAATATATCTGCCACATTGAATATCTGTGAGGGTTGCGGTTTGCACCGCCTCGGTCATACTTTTGCCTAATATATTCCCCAATTGTCTTTGTCCTATAGTGATTTACCCACGCAACCTTATGTACAACCTTTCGTGTTTTCCTATCGGTTTCACAAGGATTTCCTTCCGCATTCACAGCCTTCAACTTCCTATCATACACTCCGTGTCCGCATATCTTCTGCTTTCCAATATTTGTCTTGGTATTAAGGAAAGACTTGCAGAAGCGGTCATTATCCACTGATATGGGTGTTAGGAAGCGGTTAAAGACATTGTAATTACCATCAACCACATCAAGTTCATCGTTATCAGTGAAGTGCTTGCAGTTCAACCTTATGGTATCTACATCTTGTGGCAAGGAAGATAGGAATGACTTAACATCACTCCCATCTTCTGTCACGAAAAACTCATCAATATCGCAAAAGAATATCCAATCATAGTCATATCTATACTTGGCGAACAACTCTGTGTATGCCTTGGTCTGCACTCCTTCAACCTTGGTATAATCTTCAATTTTTACAGCGGTTGAATTGTACTTTTCCAATATGAGTTCATCATCGTTGTCCGCTATTATAAGCGTGTCAAAACCCTTTGAAAGGTGGTAGTCAATCCACTCCTTGATATAAAGTTCTTCACACTTCGCTATGGCTATGAGTGCTACTTTCATACATAAGTTATTGTTTTGTCTGCTATTCAGGATATTCGCATTCACCTGTTTGGCTATTCCACTGACCATTGTTCATATCGCAATCATACTCTCCCTTGCAGGAATACTCGGTCAAATCTTCTTGACCTGAAAAATTGTATTCAACATATTCTACCATCCTTGAACCATCATAATCGGGTTGTATAGCAAGTTGTATGTTATCAACATAAATGTCATATATGCCATAGAAAGGTCCATAATATTCCCATATTACCTGACCATTTCCAAAGTTGCCATCATCATAGGTGTAAGTATAATAAGTACCATTAGGGTCATCATTCGTGGTTACACTTTGATTTGTCATATCAAGGTCAATGCTTCCTATGCTGTTTTGATTGCTGTCAAAGATTTCAATGCTGTGAACATTTCCATCATTTGGAACATCGGTGATATTGAAAATCATATAGGTGCTGCAAATAGGATTTCCTTCATCAAAGACAATTGTCTCGCTTGCACCTGTGAAGTGCAATTGTGCCTCACCTGCAACATATGTTTCATAATCATAAGTGCATTCATAGGTAGTGAACTCCATTGTCAGCGTGTATTCGCCCTGACCTTCTCCATCATATTCATCCCAATCACCAACAACTACAAGTGTTCCTGCTGACATATTGTAGGCATATGAAACATTTGGATTGTCATAATTGTCAAAGTTGATGTCTTCAACCCAATCGGCTTCGCCATCATCATAGTACCTGCTTGCACTAAACCCAAACTTGTTATTGTCGGTTATTTGAATTGTCCAACTATCATCATGTGGAGTTTGTAGAAGATTAGGAATGTTGGTGATAGTCAATGTCCTTAACAAAGCACCTGCGCCGAAATCAATGGTCAATTCTGTGTTGTCGCACACATTTGTTAAATAGTTTTCATCCTGTGTGGTTGCCTTGATTTTGCCTCCTCCAACAAGTTCAGCAACCGCCTTGAAAGCATATTCGGTAGCAGGGTCGCAATGCTGACCATCAAGAAGTGGTGAAACAACACTCAACTTAAACCCATCACTATTGTCTACTACTATTTCTGCGGAAGTGACTGCGGAAGTGACAGAACTTGAAGCAATATACCAATAACTCTCTGCACCTCCATGAACATCAACATCATAATACTCAACCCCGAATGTTCCAAGTACCTCACTCTCTTCCCAATCACCGCCCATCATAGGGTCAGGATTGTACATCTTGAAGAAGGTGATGGTTATAGCACTTGTGTTGTATTCATTGCTATCAGGACCATAAAATGAAGTTTGTAGTTCAATGGTTGTTGCAGAATTGGCAACTACTATCTCATCGCCCCATACATGATTGCTACCCATATACAAAGCGATGACTTGGTTGGAACCCATGTAGGCTCCAACCATGTCTGCTGTATTTATAATTGGGTTTGGCATATCTTACTCTCCTATTGGGTCTTCAAGGATGATGTAGAAAGTATCTTCATCAACATCGCTGTTATTTACAAGCGTTGTGTAATCGCTCTCATAAATCCTTTCAATTCGGAGCACGCTACCATTTCCATTGTCAGGGCTTTGAACAACAGGATAAGAACTCCATGTGTAACCTGTTGAAGTGGTATTGTCATTGATTACAAGTGCAGCACCTTCGGTCTCATACTCCGTTGAAGGAAGTGCTGCTCCACCGCCACCTGAACCTGCGGGACCTTGAGGTCCTTGTGCACCTGTGGCTCCCTGTGCACCTGTGGCTCCTTGAGGACCCTGTGCACCATCAGCACCTTGAGGACCTTGAGGACCCTGTGCTCCGCTTCCTGTATCACCGCTGTGTGCAAGATAAACCCTTTCGCCCTCAACAAGGGAAGGAGTACCTTCATCACTTTCAATGGAAAGTGGCTGAATATATGCCTCGCCATCTTCATCAATTCCAAGCACATTCCAACTTGCTTCGCTTGTCTGCCTTGCGATACCGATGTTCCATTGATTAAGTACTACTTCAGTAGCATCGGGGTCATAGTAAGGACCATTATCAACAATGAATGAACCTGCTTCAAAATCCCTCAAATCTTGGTTATATTGTGGGACACCTGCTAAATCATTCTCTGTTGCGACCCTGATTGAGATATCTTCAGTAATCTGTGGGTCATTAGGGTCTGTCTCATCAACAACATAGTTTTTGATATATGCTTCGGGTTCTCCCATCGTTGAGAGTTCAAGGGCTGTATATGAACCCATATATTGGTCGGTAAGAGCAACCAAACCTAATGGAAGTCCTTCACCATCACCCTCAATGAACTGACCAACCGATGCAAACTTTTCACTGAACTCAATACCGCTGCCTGTTCCGCCTGAACCCGCAGGTCCCTGTGGTCCCTGTGGTCCTTGAGCACCATCAGCACCCTGTGCTCCCGTGGCTCCCTGTGGTCCCTGTGGTCCTTGAGCACCATCAGCACCCTGTGCTCCCGTGGCTCCCTGTGGACCTTGTGCTCCTTCGGGACCCTGTGGACCCTGCGTGCCTGTTCCACCGCTTCCTGAACCGCCTACAGCAGTCCAATTTGTTCCATCATATTGAAGAAGAGATACAGAAGTAGAACCAAGTTCAACAATGTTGATATCCATAGCATTTGACAAATCGCCATCAGCAACAAGAGACCAAGTTCCATCTTGGTTGTCTATTGAATAAATCTCATATGAACTATAAGATGTTGATACAACAACTTTTTCAGAACTTTCAAAACCCTCAATATAATACACTTGCATTCCTTGATTACCTGAAAGGATTTCATTTGGACCTGATGTTACAAACCAAGTATTGCTTTGTCGCAGTTCATCATATGCCCAAAAAATACCGAAGTAGAATGTCTCATTCCAATCTCCCTCAAGATATGTTGCAAGTATTACCTGCTCAACACCTGCTGTGTTGTTCATATCAATGATATCCCAATCGGTATTTTCACTTCCGTGTGAATAAGTACCATTTACAACAACACCATCTTCGGTTTGTGTATATGCAATAACATCGCCTGTTTCACCACTTTCAGGTAGTTCCGAAAGTGACTTCAACAATGTAGGTTCTTGGTCAATTCCGTTTCTTCCTTGAGCACCTTGAGGTCCCTGTGGACCTTGTGCACCATCCTGACCATTAAGACCATCGGCTCCCTGTGCACCTGTAGCACCTTGAGGTCCCTGTGCTCCTTCAGCACCCTGTGGACCTTGAGGACCTTGAGGACCGATTGGACCCTGTGGACCTGTGGCTCCGCTTCCGCTGCCACCTCCACCATTTAGATAATCAAAATCAATAACCATATCCTATATCGTGTTATTAAAATTATTAAAGAAGGATTGGTACTTCTGTGTCCTGATTGCCCTTCAACTTAAACCACATATAAACAGGGACATTGTTCACAATTAGATTTTCCCCTGCAGGGACTGCAGTTGGGAAATCGGTCCATGTTTCCTTATCCACTGAATAACTCAAGGTGTAGCCGTTTGAAGTTGCACCTACACCAAAGGAGTCACGCTGACTCCTGAAGGCATTCTCGCCTGAAATAGTTTTTTGTGCCATAACTATAAGAGTTTTTATCGTTTATTTTCTTATACAAGGGTATGTTAAGGCAGACAAAAAAACCTCCCACATGGGGAGGAAAAAGAAAAGTGATATGAAAAGGGGTTTCTTTTATTATGCATCGGGGTTCATAAAAGTGATAAATATTCTTGTTGTGTCCCCGTTTGTAGTTGCTGTTGACCTATAAGGTGCGAAACCTATTCCTCCACCATAATTACCATTGTATGTTTCATTCCCATTGATTGAAAGAAACATAACATACCAATCATTTGAAAATGTATTATAAACAGAAGTTGGAATATCAAAACCAATACCTTCAGTAACAGAGTTGGTGTTTGGGCAATATCCAAAAACTGCGAAAGAACTGCCACCATCGGCAATAATTTTGGTAGGTGTTAAAGTCATATATCCAACTTGTATATTTGAAATATCACCTGATGAAATGTGTGCATTGCTATGCCTATCAAAAACTACCCTGAAAGAATAAACAAATGGCACTTCAACAGATTTGTAATATATGCCCGATGGAGTTTCAGCCCAATAAACACCGCTTGCTGAAGCAACCAATTCAATTGAGTTTTGAGATATCTCATTATTTGCGTTTATCTCTCCTTGCGTTATTCCTGACTGATAACCGATTGTTGTTCCGCTTTCAAAAATCTCGTTTACAACTGAAAGGTATTCACCACTATATGCAGTTGAACCATTGAGATACAAACCTGATATTGTCTTTATAGTTTTCTCTCCATTGACCATGCAATACCCTGCGTTGTCCCTGTGAGTTATTAGGTCACGCATATTACCATTCACCCATTTCACATTGTTTTTCTGCTGACCTTCTGCTGAAATAACAATCTTTTCAATAAATAAACCGCTTCTAATTCCAACAACAGGGGTTTCTGTGCTGCTTGAGTCCTTCGTTCCATTTATTGTCATTGTACCATCAACCATTGATGTTTGACCATCAAGATAAGAAAGTGCTTCAGTTCCTGATATAAATGTACCAACTCTCCAACTCCAAGTGAAACTATTTTCATTGCGGTATGACATTGTAGCATAAAGTTGGTACATTGTGTTTACAGCAATTGTACTTGAAAATGTCTTGACACCAAACTTATACCTAACATCAATTTTCGCATACCACCTAATAGTTCCACCTGTTCCTGAAAGTGTTTCAACATAAAACTCAAGATATGGAGCATCTTGATTGTTCATGTCCTTTGATGATAACAAAACCTTTTTCTTGTTTATTTCTGTTGGCTCATCAAATACAGCAAAATCAATCCTAAATACCACAGATTTTCCGCTGATTGGTTTTGGAATGTGAACATCTTCTATTTCAGCCCATTGAGTATCATCGTTGAAATAAGCACCGATGAAAGTGGCATTCATTCCGCTTACATATGCTTCTGTGCAATCCTCATAAGGAGTTTCAACATTTACAACAACATTATTGAAATAGATATTATCATCTGTATTAGCACTATAAACACCATTTTCGGTGACATTCAGTGAAACTGCGTTGCTTCTTATAGTGCTTTCCGCTTGTGTGTAGCCACTCAAATAGCCCTCGGCTTTTCCAACAACCTCACCTTCGTGGTAATAATCGGTTGGGGTCATTGCACTATAAGCCACAGGTGTTTTCAAGTAATAGGGAGTGTTTGTGCTCTTGGTATAGGCAACACCTTCAAGGGTGTAGTAAAGCGTGTAACGCAGAACACCATCAGCAAGTAGGTCAAGGTCATTGCCGCTGAATTCCGCTGTAATGGTGTATTCATCAATTATTAGTTCATCTGCGGTCCTTGTTACCTTGTATTGACCATTAGTGAAATACTCCACATAGAGGTCACTCCATCCCTCTACCATGAAAGGAATGGAGACCTCAAATGTTTCACCTTTGTAAATTCTATTAGTGCAAATCATTACTCTTGGTTATTTGCTTTTGCATTATTATCAACCTTTTGACTTTGGTCTTGACCCTGCTGCTTGATATAAGCACCCTCAAATACATTCTTGAGTGTACCATATGAAATCTGCACAAGGTGAGCATCACCACCTTCCTCTTCGCTGATAGGAGAAAGACCAAGTTTTGCACGCACATCGTTCACGCTCATAACACCATTGACAAGGAGTTGCTTGTAGTATTCCGCTTGGTCCTTAAATGTGGTTTGAAGGAGTGATGTGTAATCAAATTCCACACTCATCTTGCCTACTTCGCTTGGCTTGAACAACTTTCTATTGAACTCATCCTGAAGCAACTTCGTGTATGGATAGATTGTATCCTGAAGGTAGGATAGGTTGGTCTGTTCAAGGGTGTTGTAAGACACATGGGTATAGTCAAAAATCTTGGTTGGAGACACACCGAAGTATCTACAAATCTCCACTATTGACCAACCCCTGACAGAGAGTAGTTCTTCATCTTCAGGGCTAACACTGATAGATTGGAAATCAATTCCCTGCGGAACAATTGCGATTCCGTTACCCTTGGTGTATTGAATGCTCTGCTGCCAACTCTCCGCAAGTTGCCTCTTTTGGTCATTATTCATCACCTGATTTGCCTTCAATATTCCAAGAAGACCTCCACCTCTGTTGAAGAATGCCTTTGAATGCTCTTCCTGTGTCCACGCTGCTGATAGGGTCATGTCAGCATACTTAAGCACGGAAATACCCCTATGGGTTTCATCAAGGTGCTGATATAGGTGAATCATATTTGCACTATCAACTGCCTTTTTAAGTCCACTGACAATGTACTTAACACTACCATCCTTCTGCAGCATTGGCTGAACAGCATCAGGATTGAGAAGTTCCAATGAGGTTACATTGAGATTGTCATCACGCACAATGAGAGCATAGCCATTACCCTTTAGGATAAGGGATTCAATCAAGAGTTTGAAGAAGTTGAAGTGGTTATGCTTGTTGTTAGGTGCGAGATTAAGGATGTTGTTCAAAGGATGCTCTATTTCAACAACCCTTCCATCTTCCTTTGACACCACATGCGTGTTAAGAAGTGACACGCTGTTTGAAATTGAATTTGTACAGGCATAAACCGCACTCAATCGCATTGCCTGTGTGGTTTGATAACTGCTGATGTTGTTATACCCAAGTGAGTAAGTAAGTGCCCTTTCCTCCTGCTGAACAGGTTGTTTCTCTTTGTTACCGCTAAATATCCTTGTAAATATATTCGCCATACTTTTTCTTTTTTCTCTATTGGGAAAAAAGAGAGCAGACACGGAAAAAACATTGATTATTCACACTTACAGGGGCATATTATGATAAAGATTCAATCTTTTTCAAACAAGGCACTATTTATAAGAAAAACCAAGAAAGATATGAAGACATTATTGATTGCAGCGTTTGTCTGCGGAGTTATTTACTTACTTATTGAAGTGTTAGAAATAAGCGTTAAAATCTACAAAAGATGCATAAGATTGATTGCGAAAGGAACAAGTGGCTTGCCGAAGATTTGAAAACACATAGTGCAATAACAGGCATTATCCGAACATATGTTCCTGAAGAAGAAAATCACGGAGTTGATGACATTTGGTTCAGTGCGATAACAATAAGCAACAACTTGTTTGGTGGACCAATGGAGAACAAGACCCTTAAGGGAAAGACATTGAAAGATGGTGATGAGTGGAGGGAGTGGTACAGCACAGATAATCCCGATGGAATAATGCGATGGCTATCAGGTGCAGTCCCAAGTGGGAAGAACATATTCTTTGTCAATGCTGAAGACAAGTATGGGAACAAGGAAAATGGAAAGTGGTACAAACTAACCGCATCAGCGGCATCCCTTTGCTTCATGGCAGTTGATGGATACCTGCTATTCTCACCACACTCACTCAAGAAAGCGTTTCTCGGCTATGCTTGGTTCCTCAACCGCTACCACACCGAAGAATACAACAAGCAGTATTCCCCGCATTGGGAATTGAAGGCAATCCTTGACCTTGACCAAGGAACTTACATAAGGTCCGCAGGACCACCTGAATTATACAATTGAGAATGAGAAAAGACAGAATTACAATTAGATTGACAAGCAGCCAATACCAAGTATTAAGTGAATTGGTTGAAGCACTTGACACATCTTACAGCCTATTGGTAAGGACAATAATTTCGGACTTCCTCAATAGAAATGAAGATGTGTTGGAGAGAATAACATTAAAACATATGCAAGAAGATGGAAAGATGGAAGAAGATACAAATGAGTAACTATTCAATCAGTGCAGATGGACAAGTGAGGAATGACAGAACAGGCACAATTCTAAAACAGCAAATGAGAGGTAGTTATTTGGCTGTTAGGTTGTACATAAAAGGAACATACAAGTTATATGATGTCCATCGCCTTGTTGCTGAAGCGTTCATACCAAATCCTGACAATCTACCACAGGTGAATCATAAATCGGAGGTGAAAACAGAGAATTCTGTTGATAACCTTGAGTGGTGTGATAGCAAGTATAATTGCAATTATGGCACAAGAAACAGGCAAATAGGAAATAAAAGAAAAAGAGAAACACTTTGCATTTTCCCTGATGGGGCAACAAAAACATATGATGGTGCTGTTGATGCGGCAAATGAACTCTGCCTAAATGAACAAAGTGTTCGCAATTCAATAAGACAAGGTACTTCCTTGCATTGTTATAGATTTAGATATGTGTCCTAAAATAAACAAACTTCCGAAGAAGCCGAAAACTGAAAGGAAGGAAACTGATATGAGGAAGTTGAGACAATCTGCATATCAGTCAACAAAGTGGAGAAAGTTGAGAGAATGGTACATTCGTGAACACCCTGTGTGCGAAGAATGTATCAAGAAGGGAATTGTGTCACCTGCTGAAGTTCACCATATCAAATCTCCGTTCCGCAATGTGAATGGGGAAATGACAATTGATTGGGGATTGATGCTTAACCCGACCAACCTGAAATCTCTATGCAAAGAGCATCATGGAGAACTGCATGCAAGACAGCAAGGTAGTATGAACCCCGAAGAGGTTTTGAGACAACTTGATGCACTTTTGAATAATGATATCACTGATGATGATATAGAGAAAGGGAATTGGTGATGACAATCAGCGAAATCATATCCAAGAATTATGACCGCTTACACAATCACTGCATTGCAGATGTTGCTGTATCGCAAAGCCGCACTGAAGAGGATATCTTGAATGATGTGTGCGTTACAGCGTTGAGAAAATTCAAGGACAATGACATTGATGAGGAAGAGGGAATGCAATACCTGTGGAGAAATCTTGCAATGGAAAGACACTTCCAATATAACCGAAAAAAGAATGAATTGCTGATTTACATGGAGTGTCCTGAAGCGTTTTCGGAGGGTATTGAAATGGAAGACCCCGAATTTCCACCAAATTGAACTTAAAATTCGTGTGAAGAAAAGTCCGACACGAGGTTTGGGGCACTTGATTAAAAATTTTATTTACTACCCCTCCCTTTGGGGTTGCCGCCACCTCCACCCCCTTCACCCACATGGAATATGAGCGATTAAATGATTCAAAACACAATAGTATAACAATGATAATACAATGACAGGAACACAAGTGACATATGAAAGGAAGTGAAATAGGAATGGAGAAGATGGAGAATGGCAAAGGCAACAGGTACTAATTCCCATTTTGATTGCTTAATTGAATATAAGACAATTCTGTCTTATTGGGGTAATTGTTCATAATTCTGTTTTAGGTGTCCACCCTAATTTATTTACCCCTATCCTTTACCTTATACCCTTGCCTTCTCCTTTCCCTCCTGCCCTTTATTTATCTACCCTGCATCCTTCTCTTCCCTTATCCTTGGTAGATACTATACCTTTCCCTTCCACCTACCTTCCTGCCACCCAAGATAATAAGAGCACAAACTATTTAATTAATGAGCGAAAATGCAAAACGAGATAAGAAAGTTCTAACGAAAGTAAATAAGTACATAAAGACAACTGAAGAGTTTCTTCGCAAGAAGAACAATGGAGAGATAAATCCTGAATGGATGTTGAGTATTGAAATGCTCAAGCAATATCTAATTCAGTTCTTTCTAATCAGTGAAGAGATAAACAACTTGGACAGCATGGTAACCACATCAAGGTATGGCAGCGTGCCACATCCACTTCTTGCATGCAGGAACCAAACCTACTCCAAGTTGCTGTCCATCATGAAAGAACTTGGGTTAACTCTCAAGAGCCAAAGCACTATGAAGTTGGTTGCTCCAACCGCTGAAGAATCACCACTTGAAAACTTTGTGAAAGGAAAGATTGAGAAGCGATGAAGGACTACTACCAATACATAGCAGATGTTAGGTCAGGAAAGGTGAAAGCATCGGTCTATATCAAACAAATGGTTGAGAGGACTGAAGCAATGAAGAACCGACCTGACCTGTACTTTGATGAGGATGCGGTGAAGGAATGCTTTGAATTTATCAGTAGCATCAAGCACTTTGCAGGGAAATCTGCAGGGAGACATTTTGAACTTACTCCTTGGGAAAAATGGGTTGTTGGTTCTATCATTGGTATCAAACACAGGGACACAGGTTTTCGTGTATGCAGAGAGTGCTTCATAATGGTAGCGAGGAAGAATGGAAAGACATCACTCATTGCTGCACTTTCGCTTTATATGCTGATAGCAGATGGAGAAGCAAGTCCTTCTATCGGTTGCGTTGCTACTACAAGGGAACAGGCACGCTTGCTCTTTGAAACAGCACAGCAGTTTGGTAAATCTCTTGACCCAAGGGGACAACACCTTAAGCAGTATCGCAACTATATGAAGTTCGCACCTAACAATGGTGAATTCAAGGTATTCAGCAGTGATAGTTCAAACCTTGATGGATTATCCCTTTCAATGGCTGTGTGTGATGAAACTCATGCTTATAAGGATAATCTTCTCTATTCCGTTTTGAAATCTTCTATGGGCTTCAGGCAGCAACCTTTGTTGGTGCAGATTACTACTGCAGGATTTCTTCTTGAAGGGTATCCGTGTTATGAGACCTATAAGGTATCTGTTGAAATACTTGCAGGTGTAAAAGAGCAGGATGAGTTTTTCCCATTCCTATATGTCCTTGATGCGGAAGATGATTGGACTGATGAGGAAGTGTGGGTGAAATGCAATCCTTGTATTGATGAAACAATTACCAAGGAATATCTCCGTGACCAAGTTAAAGCAGCGCAGAATGATAGCACGCAGGAAGTACCTATTAAGACCAAGAACTTCAACCTATGGATGCAATCTTCTCTTCAGTGGATTTCACAGGAGATTATAGCAAGCCAAATGAAGACCAATGTAGATATCAATGACTACAGGGGATATACTTGCTACCTTGCAGTGGACTTGTCTTCTGTTGGGGATTTTACAGCGTTGAGTTGTATGATTCCTTATGATGATAAGTTCGTGTTCAAGACATGGTGTTTCCTTCCCGAAGAGAGTTATAAGGAGCATCAAAACAAAGTCCTATATCAGCGTTTTGTTGAGGAAGGTTCTTTGATACTGACACAGGGCAATGTGTGTGATTTTGATTTTATCATCCACAAAATAGGAGAGATAAATCAGGTGTTGAACATAGAGGGCATTTACTATGATAGTTGGAACTCTTCGTTCTTTACAATTAAGTGCACGGAATTGGGATACCCTATGTTCCCTGTCAGTCAGGCTGTGGGTAGTTTCAATGCACCAACAAAAGAATTTGAAAGGTGGGCAAGGGAAGGAAAACTAATCCTTGACCGCAGTTCAAATATCCTATGGCAGTTTGGTTGCGTGAGTTTGAAGATGGACCACAATGGTAATGTGAAACCATCAAAGGACACCTACAAGGGTAAAAAGATTGATGGAGTTATCGCAATGCTTATGTGCGTTCACGGATGGATGAAAAAACCTGTCGCAACTGACTTTGAGATATTCTTCTTGAACTAATAACTTCTTCCTCCGTGTTCCTCAATGAAGTTGTCAAGAGCATCCTTGAAATCCTCTATGAGGTCAAACCACTCACGCTCAATGTCACTCATATGCTTTCTGCCTTCCGCAACAGGGTCCGTGCAGTTAAGCAACTTTGAAGTAACATCATCGGGCAGGAATATGGTTTCCACATCATCGTTAAGGTGGCACTCAAGGTCCTCTGCCTGCTCAATAATTTGTTTAGTTAGTTTATCCATTTATTAGGCATTCAGTTTATAATACTTCTTCTTCCCATATCTCATACCACATTTCCTCTTCATCAAGGTCATCACTCTTGATTAGTGTGTACTTCTTGAGGAACATATCATTCATCTTTGGCTGATAGTTGGTCTTCTTATAACCATCATTCTTATCTTCCTTCATCATTTCCTTGATAAAGGATTCGGCATCCTTCAACTCTTGAAAGACCCGAAGGACAGCGGACCCGCCATAGTCACTGCCCATAACAACTACATATACTTTCATGTTGCTAATATACAAAAAAAGGACACCGAGTGGAAGGTGTCCTTTTTCTTTGTTGGAAAGATTTTCAAGTGTGTATCATTACAAGACAATGACACGCCATTTTAATAATGAAGGTGCATACTTGGTATGACTTAACCTACCTTCACTACAAATATACAAAATAAATCGCTGAAAATCAAACAAATCCATGATTGTTTTAATGCTGCCGCCGTTATAACCGATGCAACATTAAAATAAAGTTTGCAGAATAGGTGCAAAATGCCTATATTTGCCACATGGATAAGATATTAGTAATGGTCAGGACCTCAACAGAGGTGCAGGATATCACCGACCAACACAATGAAATGGAGACCTTTGTCCTTGGCAAGGGTTGGAAGAAAAATCAAATCATTTGGGTTGAGGAACAGGGAGCATCCGCTATCAAGGTTGATGAAACCTACAGGGCAATGATTGACAATGTTAAGGCACAGGTGGAAACAAATCCCGATATAAAGTGCTTTGCCGTTTGGTCATTGAACCGCCTTGCCCGAACTGAAGAGGTGTGGATTGAAGTAAAGTCATTCTTTGTCGCACATCAGGTTCAGGTGATTGTCAAGAACCCTGAACTGAAACTCCTGACAGATGATGGGAAGGTTGATGCGGGAATGGAACTTGCGTTTGCGTTGCTGTCCGTGTTGTCAAAGCAGGAAATGCAGGAGAAGAAAGCCCGATTCAAGAGAGCAAAAACCGCTATGATGCGGAGGGGGCAATCCATTGGTGGCAACACACGCAAATTTGGATATAAGATTGGAGAAGGGAAATACTTTGAAGAGGATGAAAAGGAAGGTGCTATTGTAAGGCAGGTATTCCAACTCTATTCTACAGGGAGTTATTCTGTCTATACCCTTTCACAGGAAATGGAGCAAAGGGGTGTTAAAATCAGTGATAACCACATTTCAAGGATATTGAGGTCAGTTGCCTATATCGGTGAAGAAGTGACCGAGAATGGGCTTCACTACCCTCCAATTATCACCAAGGAACTTTGGGACAAGTGCAAGGAGATAAGGGAAAGCAACAAGATAAATATGAAAAGGGGTGAGAGGCTGTTGCTTGGTGCGAAGTTGGTCAAGTGCTACAAGTGTGGTGCTACATGTACATCTAATTCAAAGCACTATGTGTGTTGTCGGCATGCCCATAAGGGAGAATGTGATAATGGGTTTGCCATAAGGCAATATGTTGTTGATGACTTGCTGTGGAGGGTTGCTTCAACGCAGCACTTGGACTACCTTACAAATCTCAATGAAAACAAGATTGAGGAATACAATCAGCAACTTGAAGTGCTTGAAGAGAAGATTGCTGCAGGTGAGGTGAAAATGAAGTCCTTTGAAGAGAAAAAGGACAGGATTGTGGATAGTTACATTCAAGGTCTCATAAACCTCAAAAGCAGGGATTCAAGGCTATCAAAACTCCAAGATGAAGTCAGGGTCCACCAAGATTATTTGAACTCATTACAGGAGAAAAAAGCGGGCATTATCGGGCTGTTGGCGGAGGGTAATCCTGACAGCGTTGAAGCATTCATAGCGGCACTTGACACAATGGAGGTTGAAGATATGTATGAAGTGGTTCACAAGCACATTTCATCGCTTACAGGTCAGCCGATTTCATATGGGCACAGAGACCCCCGAACTCATAAGCCCAATGCTGTGCTGATTAAGATAACAACAAAACTTGGGAGTGAGCACAAGTTCATGTACTTCCCCAAGTTCTATGAGAAACATAATCTATATGTGTGGAATGGCAGGAGGTGGGTTGGTGATGAAGTTACACCACTTTCCAACATTATCTAAAACAAAAATGGAGCGAATCATTTCGCTCCATTCTTTTACTGATTAGAATCCTTCCGTTTTCGCCCTTGAAGATTCGGTTTGCCATCCACACTGAACCCCCTGATGCGGAACAGCGAGGTGATTTGGTTATACTCTTCTTCCGTTACAACAATCGGTTTTGGAGTGGTGATTTCAACCTCAAGGATAAATTCAGCGAGGGATTCAGTGAGTTCGTGAAGGGTGTAGTTCCTCATCAGGTAGTCAACTAACTCCTTCTTGCCAACATAGCCATCCTTGATTTTCTTCAATACATCTTTACCAAGAGCAATCATAGTGCTGAAAACTTAAGTTAGACAAATATAGGAATAATCTCGTTAAAACACGCTATTCAAACTATTCATCCTTTCAATCTTATCTTGGGCTTTCTGCTGCTTCCTCTCTTGTATCTCCCTTTCTACATCAGCATCCGTTGCCGCCACAAGCACATAATACCTATCGCTGTTGTTTGCCTTATCACAATTAACACCATTTATCACCATATGGTATTTCTTCTCCAATTGTTCCTTGTTATGCCTAATAAAGGTAAATAGGTTGGCACATTCATCATCTTCCATGAAAATTCTAAACAACCACACACCATCCACAAAGTCATCACCAAATGTTTCACTCCAATAGTCCTCAAACACATAGTCACCAACATGCCACTCAACCACATGTCCGTTTTTAACTATCTGTCCATTGGCAACAATGCCAATGAGAGCGAAAAGCAAAACAACAATCTTCTTCATAATCTTATTCCTGCTATCTTTTATAATTCAAACTCCTTCTTCTTGCTTTCATAGTCCCAAACTTGAGGGCAAATATTCTTGGTGCTGTTCCAAAAGTTTTCAGTCATAAAGTCATTCTTGCAAATAACCTTAATCTTGCCATTTGGAAGAAGAATATCCATATCCTTCTCATTCATAGCATTAAAATACTTCTCATAGAACTTGCAGTACCTATCAACAAGGACACTGATGCAATCATCTTCCCAAAAGAAATAGCCATATTCTGTGTGGTTGCAATCATAAAACTTAAAGTTGGAGTGCTTGTTTTCAAAATCAGTATAAATCCAAAGGACAATACCATTTTCAAGTAGTACAACACTCATAGAATCATAAGTGTCCTCATTCATCTGCTTGGTGAGATAATTCTTAATCTCGGTGTAAATCTTCTTTCCCATATGTTTTCTCCTATCTTTTAAGCGTTTTCAATTGTATTAAACTCACCCATAGCAATAGCCCTTTCAATAAGTAGTTTCTTCTCTTCAGCCATAAGTGGCTTGGGGCAGTAAATGCCACAAAGGGGTAAACAACCTTCGGTGCAAACAAAACCCTGAATAATTGCCTTGTCCAAAAGTTCAGCCCTACTGCCATAGTAAGGAATCCAATACTTAATCATATTCTCCCAATTGGAGAAATACTCACCACTGCCCGCAAGGCAGTACATAATCTTCAAGCCAACAGGTTTGCCATTAATGTTAATAGTATTCATATCAGTGTTCTTTTAAAGCGTTAAACAATTACTCACCAACATAACCACCAAAAGTGGTGTTAATCTCATAACCCTCACTCTTGAGGATAGCAATAAGGGTATCAGCGTTCTCTTTGCTTTTGCACTCAATAGAGTGAATGTGCTTTGCGTAACCATAGTTAAGTCCAACATACTTAACTTCATAAATTTTCTCTGCGGTGGCGGCTCCGCTGTTCTCGCCATTCAAATTGATTTTCTTCATATGCTTTATTTTTTTATTTATCCGCTATACTACAAATATCGTGCCATAAATAAAAAGTATGGGAATCGCCTTCAGGAGCACTACTTCCATCGGGCAATTCCCAACTAAATTTCCGCAGGGTCTAAAGTAGTGCACAACCCTTCAATTGCAAATATTCATTTTTTATTTGAGAAAAACAAAAAATATTTCTTTCGCTATGTAATATTATATGAAATCGCTTTTTCCAACTCCGTTCTTACCACCTGTTCAAAATCATCAAGGTCCTGCTTGGTCATCTTCAACTGATACAATTCTGCTTGGTAGGTGACCTTCTTACCCTTCATAACAGCAAGTGCATCAATTATTATAATGTGTGGCTTCTTATACCTATGTGCCCACACCTTGCGGACTTCGTTTTGAGTAACAGCGGATATGTGGTCAACCTCATGCCTTATCTGCCTCTGCTGCTCCTGTTTGTTTATAGTGATATCAGGAGTAGGTGGGTCTAACTTTACCTTTATTGAATGGTAATTTATATCCGTTGATTTCTTTCTCTTGTACCTTGACATTCTATAAATAAATAGTTCCTTATATTTCAAATATACATTTTATTTATAAAAAAACAAAATTGATACTATTTATAATTGAAAAGGTTGTTTTTGAGGATATAATTTTGTATATTTGACTTGAAAGGATGAAAGTCCAAGTTCTTTGAGAGTATGATGCAAAAGTGCAGACCGAGGTCTATCAGTTCAAGAAGGTTCCATCCATAGAGGTGCGGTAAGGTCCTTTGGATAGAAGAGCGCTGCTGCGAAGACACATTGCGAAACTTTGTAGTAAGGTCCTTATAGATATGCATCACTTGAAGGATAAGGATAAGTAGTCACTTCAAAACCATTGGGAACTTGTCATCCGTGTTGGATAGCCACTCATACCAATGTGTATAAGCCGAAGAGGGATTTCAACATATCGGCAGCAAAGGGGAGATACCGAAAGGTATGTGGAGTTGAGCGTTGAGCAGTGATTATGCTGTAATACTCCAAACCAATAAGAATAACTCTCTGTATTGGTCATCACAATTCAGTATAGTATTGGGATGCAATATCCTGCCCATCTCCCCGATGGGTAGGGGAAGTTGCATCAAATAATTAAAAAATTAAATAATAAATCTTTTAGATAGTGTTATAAATACTTGGTATTAAGAATACTATGTATAAGGATATAGGTATGTAGTTATTCAAGATTTAAGAATTCAGACCTGAATTCAGACCTTAATTAAGATAGTAATTCAGACCTGAATTAAGACCTGAATTCAGCAAACAACTATTTGAATTTGAAAAAACCTCTTGTTTTCAACTTGAAAATACCAAGACATACCAAGACACAACTCAAGACAATACCAAGAACTCCAAACACTCTCCAAAACTTTGGTATTACTTTAACCTCCCTGATAACATCAACAGGGACAGGTATCTCAATCTTTGTAGTATCATGAACCTCTTTAAGAACCTCTTTGACATTTGAAGAATGGTGTTCTTCAATTGCATCCTCTTCAATTTCTCCAATCAAAGCACCCTTCAAGGTATCTGCTACTGCCCAAGCCCTGCTTCTATTACCTTCAAGTTTAAGTGTATCACCAATCCAAGCGAAGTCCCTGTACCTTGTTGCTTCTGTTATCCTAACGGAATCAATAAAATGCACAATGGTGCTGTCTTTCACTTCTGTGGTGTGTCCTGTCTCAATTGGTACATATTGAATAGTTTTGCAAGCAGGGACTAATAACGCTAACGCTGTAAAAACTAATATCAATTTCTTCCTCATTTTCACTTTTCTTTTGCTGATTATTTTTGTATATTTACATAAAGAGGATTGGGAAACCTCAAAAAAGCATGACTTTCCTTGGGAGTAGTGCCCCAAGGTTTTGAAAATTCTTCGGCATCTTTTGATGTCTTCATAATATGGTTTTCTTCAAAGAGAAATCCCCGATGCGGTTCTGCTTCGGGGATTCTTGTTTTTATATTTTAGAGTAGTCGGGGTGACAGGGCTTGAACCTGCGACCCCCTGCTCCCAAAGCAGGTGCGCTACCAACTGCGCCACACCCCGCTGATTAAATTTGAAATCTAATATCGTTCAATCTGTTAAGCCATCCTCTCAAAAATTTCTTGTTGTTTCCACTCTTGGCTATTTCGTGGAACCACGCATATCTCATCACCCAAAGTTTGCGGAATACAACAGCGGAAGGGGTTTGATTGAGAGCCGCAAGCGTTTTCGGTCCAACTATTCCATCTGCCTTGCAACCAAGGCACGCTTGTACTTTCTTAATAGCGGTTTTCGGTCCGCTGCCCCAACCGCAATCTGCAACAAGCAAAGCAATTGATTGATTTTTAATTTCATCTGCCTTCCAAGGTTTCCAATATCCTTCTGTAAAAATGTGCAACCACTCCTCATCTGTTATGTTTTTGAGGTCTTCACAGGTCTTGTCCTTGCCAAAGTATTTTTGATAGGTTTTCAAAGTAACTCCCATCATCGTGGCTCCGCCGTGGTCATCTTTATCATTCACAAAACCGCCTTCCCACTTGCGAAAAAAACTTATTACTTGTTTAGGGTCTGCCATTTGTGTTTCTCCTTATTTTTTTGTATATTTATTCTAAATCAGTTAGTTATGGAAGAAGTGTGGAAAGATATTGAAGGTTATGAAGAAAAATATCAAGCGAGTAATTTTGGTAGAGTTAAAAGTTTGGAAAGGTATTACAAAACAGGCAGGGGTGGAATACAACTTCTGCCCGAAAGAATACTCAAACAAAGCGTGAAAAAAACAGGATATGTGTGTGTTACATTATGTAAAAATGGTATTCACACAACCTATTTATTACACAGGATAATTGCCAAACTATTTGTTCCAAACCCCAACAATTATCCCGAAATAAACCACAAGGATGAGGACTCACAAAACAATTGTGCCGATAACCTTGAATGGTGTAATCATTCTTACAATATCAATTATGGAACAAGAACCGAAAAGGCAGTGAAATCATTTAAATCTCATCGCTAAAATCGGTCTCTTCAGCATCTTCTTCCATTTCTCCTCTTCTGAACTTTCGGTCTTCTTCTGTCATAAACTTCCTAATTGCCTTTTTCATATTCTTCACCGAGCCCGATACATAGAGACCCACTCCGAATACCGATGCCGAATAAATCAATGCTTGGCCAAGAATCCAAAGCACTGAATCCGATACTACACCAGCACCAATTACAAATCCCGCTATAGCGAGACCCCAACCGATTGTAAATGCTACAAGAGCGGTGATATAGGCAATCTTGGTCTTTACTTCAAGTTGAGACCATTGTTCTTTGAAAGTAGTCATTTCTTATCTTCTTTCTTTTCCTCTTGAGGTTTCTCATTTTTCTTTGGTTGTGGTTTCACGCTATCCTTTGAAGTATCGTGGAAAGGTTTTCTTTTGCATCCGCAAGCCATAGTTATTCCTCCTTCGTTTTTTGTAGTTTATTCTCCTTGTTTACCTGAATCTTGGTGTTGAGCAATGTGAGAAGGGTAAGGATATTCATCCCACCAAATACCCAATTCACAATACCCCAAAACAAAGGGGCAAACCATCCGCTAACAAATGAGAGGACAGCGAAAACCGCCCATAGATAAAATGTTATTTTAGTTATCTTTTCCATACCTTTCTTTTTTACTATTAAAGTGATAGTTTGAGCAGACAAAGTAAAGAAAAAGGGATGGGTCATCACTCCCATCCCAAGCAGGTCCATCTTTACCAAGGTAGCGTGTTTCGGTGTTGGGCGGCTCCTGCATTAAGAACTTGGTGTCACGGAGAAAGTTCCACCTGTTATAGTCATATTAGGATTTGCTGTTATGGTAATACCATAGCAAGTGTCTCCGCTTGGAATATCAATCTTAACACCACAGGTGCTTGGATTGACACATTGTGCAATTGTCCTCGTTCCCGCTGTTGTCACATTGGTTGGAGGCGGAGTGACATAGTAGTAGTACCCTATATCAAAGGTTGCAGTGAATGCAGTTGAAGGTGGAACATTGGAGACAATGGCACACGCATAGAGTGGCACATCGGAATTAGGACCGACCCTTGTACCTGTATCATATCTTCCAAGTTGCCAATAATTCCCATAGGTATCCTTTACAAACGCAAAGCGTGTAAAACCACTGATTGTAGGTGCTGTCTCTGCCTTTGCCTGTGTGAAAGAAACCACAAGATACTGCGTGCTTTGAATAGCATCCTGTTCAAACCTGAATGTGGTCACCCTATTCATAGCGGTATCGGTGTTTGCTTCCAAGTGATAAGTATAGGTTATGATATTCCCATTCTGTGTCTTACTGACAAATGTTGCCCAACCACTACCTGTGTTGTATGTGACACTTGAAGTGATAGCGGTATATGGGTTGTCTTGGTAGGTTGAGATAAATGAGATACTTACATTACCACCTGCTGTTGCAGCAGTAGCAGGATTGCTTGGTGAAAGCAACCTCATATAATATCCACCCTTCTGTTGAATGTAGAATTGCTCACTGAAACCACCTCCACTGAACACGATATTCGCTGACCTACCACTTGAATTGTTGGCAAGGATAGATAGAGTAGCAGAGGAAGCGGCTTTTGTCACGCTTACCCAATCAAGGTTCTCATAGACATTCCAACTATCAACATTGGTATTCACATTTACAACCTGTGAATGAGATTGTTCTGTTAGACCTGTTGCATATGTTGGTGAAATAGAGAAGAAATATGTTATGGTATCAGGCCATGCCTTTGTATCTCCAACATCAACCCTTGTTGGGGTTGTACTCCCAACACTTATCGTGTTTATGATAGTATTACCGATTTCAATCATCTTTTTCCAAATCCATTTTAGTAGTTTTATCATAGTGTAATATAAATTGTGTTTCTCATTCTGCTGTTTGAGTTTGGGTTGCTTTCTGTCTGCAACTTAACAGGGACATAATAATTGTCAGTAGGCGAATAGCCGAAGATTGGACCATATGCACCCTTTATTGAAATCATATCATTGTTGTTGTATGTGGTCATACCTGCCGTGCACATGGTAAGAACCCATATGTATTCAGTAACCACTGAACCTCCAACATCAGTTCTTTTAGGCATACAAGTGATTTTAACATGACCTGCATAGAACTCAATCCTCTTCCAAAGAGTTGCAGCAACATCATCATCTGCAGCGAATGCAGCAACATAGAACTTTGCACTCTTATTCATCGTTATCAAGGAAAGGATTGCAACCTGCTCACTGCCTCTTGTCCTTGTTGCATAGTCAGGATAAGTCACTATATCATAGGTAAATCCATTCAATGCAGAACTTGGTTCAGGTAGTATCAAGTGCTGTGATTGTGCTGTTCCTGCTGAATAGTGATAAGTTCCAATCATATTATCAGCAAGCAGATAAGCGTGATTGTCTGCAAGATATCCTTCTGCATCGCCATTTTCATAGAATACCTGAACCCACCTGTTTGTATAAAAGTAAATCTTGTGTTCAGTAGTGTTCGCATAGCACATTCCTGACACAGGTTCTTTAGGTGCTTCTGCCTTTCTTCCCTGCCAATTGGTATCACTTAAATACCTTGCAGATACAGAAGTTGCAGATACACAAAAATTAGGCATCATAGTATCAACATACACATATGGATATTGTACATATCCCGCAAATGTTCCTTGCTTTGCATAAAGGTTTCCTTCATAATCAACTTTGAAAGTAGCATCTTCAGGGTCTTCGCTACCACTCCAAAATGTTATTCCGCTATCAACTGAAGTGCCCCTTGCACCACCGACAATATTGCCATTCTCATCCTTGAGATAGAGCCAATTGTTTGTTAGGAAATTGATACTTGCAGCACTTGCAAGGAGAACCCTTGTTGCCACGAAGTCAAAATTATCGCTCTCTGTCCAATATGAACTTCCAATACCCTTTGAATAATCAGTAGCACATCTTCCTGTATAGGTCTTGCTGCACATGTAGAACTTTCCATCCTTGAGAACAATATCAATCCACCTGTCACATTCCTGACAAGAAGAACCACTTTCACCTGCACACCAACACTGCGTTGAAGCACTTACCTCATAGTAATCAAATGGTCCACGAATGGCAGGTCCTTGCCTTCCCTGTGCTCCGTTTTCACCATTCTTTCCATCCATTCCATCGCAAAGGATATCAACATCTTCTTGGTCAATTTGGTTTGCACCCTTATAAAGGGTAAACCTAATCCTATCATTATCAACACACTGCTTCGTTGTCACATTCTTTGTCAAAGAGTTTGTTGTCGCAGAAGTTAAACCTGTCCAAGTACCTGTGTTTCTTTTCCTATATGTAACTGCTATTTTAACATCAGGAGCAGGGGTGAATGGGTCTTCTCCAACCTGCCTGTAAGCGGTTGCTGTGATTGAAGAAGGGCTGTAACCTGAATCATTCCTATTGAAAATAACAGAAGTATAATCAAGCGAGAGCCAATAACTGACAGCATCTGTACCTTCTGCCTTAACACCTGTATTCTCACCGCAAATCCACCAATATCCATCAATGATTTCAGGGGTGCATCCGTTTTCGCCTTCGGCACTTATGCCTGTATCAACACCACCAATCCACCAAGTGCCACCGCTGATATATGGAGTTTCACCATTTGTACCTGCAGCACCTGCCTTTGACTTGGTTATATTGAATACCTTGACATCCCTTACTTCTGTTGAGGTGCTTCCGCTATATCCGCTTATGTAGATAGAAAGAACATCATCGGTAAAGTTGAAATCATCGTGGTCTGTATCAATGGTAAGTATTCCACTTGATGAAACAGCGGAGGTTATTCCACTTGCAGTGCCCCAATCAACAACATATTTCGCATTCGTGACCTTCTGTGAGCCATAGTACAACTTTGCGTGGCAAGCAGGTTTGATTGCTTGTGTATAGATTACTCCGCTTGCGTTTGCATTGACAGAAGCATTGTCATTATCAAGGGTGAGATACCACGCACTTTGTCCATCAACACCATCAGTACCATTCTTACCGCTTGCACCTGTTGCACCACTTGCACCTGCCGCACCATTCAAACCATCCCACATGCAAGGGATTTCCTCGCTTTCATAGATAACACCACCGCCATTCTTCAAGGCAAAGGTCAATGAACTGACAGGGATATTGCCTGTGTTTCCTGTATAGTAGGTCTTTGCACTAACAACCCAATCGCTATTGAATGGAAGAGTTTGAGTTGGTGTAACACCATTGTATGAGTAGTAAACAAGTGTTGTACCTGATTCCTTGAATGGCTCATCGCCACCTATTTGCTTCATAACCCAAGCGTTTATCACCATAGGGTTAATGTCCTTTGTATTTGGATTGTAGTGAATAACATCGTGGTCACTGACAACCCATCTTGTCACAGCAGCCTGACCATCTGCGCCTGGGTAGTTCTTATCAATGGTCATTGTTTTCGTGGCAATATCTTCTCCATCAAGTGTGGCAACAATATCAAGAGGGAGGGTTGGACCATTGAAGTTGAAGGAGTTTGTTCCTGCAGAGGTAAACACCAATTTACCGACATTGTTCTCATTCACAATGGCAACACCCCTTGCATTGAACCTTGTAAGGGATAGTTGAGAAAGTGAATATGTAATGCCTGTGACTATATCACCATTAAGGTGGGTTGATGCTGTACAAACAAGGGAAGCAATTGAGTTTGGATAAAGGATATCACCTGATTGAGTGGTTGCACTCACATTCACACCTGCCCTCTCATTGGAAAGGTCCATTTGGTAGTTTGAAGTTGCAGTCCTGTTCACATTCCATGCAAGTTCCAACCACACAACTTCGCAGTTGTTGGTTGAATAATACACATTGTTTTCATCACGCTGATAGGCATGGTCATACCAATTGTATAGGTCTGCAGTTGGAATATCATCATCCCTCTTATACACACACACAGGAATGTTCAGTGTTCCGTTATCGGGAATGGTGTTATCTGCCCAAACAACTATCTTCGCATTGTTAGTACCATTGTTCTCAATCACAACCTGCATACCTGCAGGAATGGTTGTAATACCCGAATTTGCAGGAGCCTGAAGGCTCTCAATTGAACCATCATCCCTTGTAGTTGCAGACACAGCATCCATGTCGCAAACAAGTGTCACCGCCTTGTTATATCCCTGATAAGCAATAACCTGCGTTGCGGCACTTGCGCCATTGATTAGGTCAAGGGCACTAAATGTTATATTTGTGATTGAAAGCATTGCATAGAATGTGGTTGTACCTGTGTCCTCATCCTTGTTTCCTCCACCAATTGTAGTGGTAGTGTCATTACCTGCATATGTGGTCATAACCACTGATTTCGTGACATTACCCTTTGACATGTAGTTGCCATATTTGTTTCGCCCTGCAGGGGCTATAGTTGTTGACTTATATTTCATTTCCCTTTGTCTTTTCTACACATGTTATTGTCTGCATTGCCATTCTATAATCTATATCAGTTCCAAGTTGCACATATCCATCCGTTGGCATGTCAACATCAACACCTGTTAGTTTTTGGAGTGGTGTGATATTAATCACAAGTGGTAATGTCATCTTCTTTGTCGGAGTTTGGTATTGGTGAACATATTTTTGAATAATGTTCTCTTCAGGTTTCTGTGGTTCTTCATTATCGCCAAGGCTCTCTTCAAGGACTGATTCAAGAAAACCGCTTCCCAAAATCATATGGCTATATGAAGGTTGAACCTCATTCGTGAATGTAGTTATTTTGACCCTTATCTCATCCATTTCATTGACAGAGCACTCATTGATTTCATTCTCATACACCACATCGCTATCATTTCCAAGGTCACTTTCTCCTTCTCTAACACACTTGAGAGAAAGGTCCTTAATCCAACAATAACTATTCATGTTCCTGAATTGGTCTTCAAAGTGAGGATTACCTGTGTTCGCATAGAATGAGCAATCAGGATTGTAGATTTGGAATTCAATTATCTGCGTTGTATCAACACCTGAAAGAGGGATTTTAATGCCTTCAGCATTTACCTTATCCTGCCAACTGACATTGTTTAGGATTGAAATCTCCTTGTTCCAATATTCCAACTTTTTCTCATCCCACTCCATTTGAGGTGCACACCAATCATTAATGCTTCCTGCGGCCACCCACTTATTCTCATATGTGCTCCAACCCTTGTTACCAATGTGAATTTTGAACTTTGGTCTTGCAAGTTTGTTAACACATGGACCTGCTGCACTTCCCCTTCTTTTGCTTTGTGCATTGCACCAATCAGGATTTATGTAGTTGCAATCATCATATCGCTCAAAAATGCATGAGCAGTTGAGAACCAAGAAGCACTTGTCATCAATCTTTCCCTTTGACCTATATCCATCCTTAAGTTTATAGACAAGAACATTGTTTCCCTTATCATTTACTCCTGTGTTTCCTGTAGCGTTTAAATGTTTTTGGCAGATGCAGATATATCTTGTGTAGTCCATCTTACTTGGAACAACCCATTGAGAAGGATTGTTTTCTGCCTTATGCTCTTTGCGGACAACACCAAGGTCAAGAAGTGTTCCACCTCTCCAATCTCTTGTAATGGATGATGATGCCTTTTGGCTGTCCGAAAGAGGTGCATGAGTGCCTGTTAGGGCATTGGTATATTCGCTCTCCCAATACTTGTGGTCATAAGGTCTCATGTGATAAATGTACTTATCATCCGCTTCCTTCTCCATAGCCCAACTTTGTACAACCAAACCATCAGCACCATCAGGATACCACTGATTGTATGGGTGGTTCTGTGATGTGGTATTTGCATGTGGCATTATCTCCACACTTGCATAGGTATTTGCGCTGTTTATCCTGTTTGTGATATAATCATCATCAAATGGATTTGGGATAAAGTCCTCAATGGCATACATGTTTGCATTGACAATAACCTTGTTATAGACAGGTTCAAGGCTGATTGAAGCACCACCTGACCTATAACTTGATGCTGTCACCTCATACATTGCATCAAGCGTTTTACCACTTCCTCCTGTGCTGTCAAGATGATATCCACTTGATTTGTTGTACTTGCACGCTTTAAGCACATCATTAGGTTCAAGGTATTGGTAATCTACAAAGTATAGGTATTTCCTCCACTGAATTGCTGTGAAACCAAGATACTTGCAGATTTCATCAAGAATCTCATCCAAATGCCAATACTCTTCAGTGTCATTGGTCATGAAGTTATGTTCGCTGATTGAAAGCATATCAGGGGTTAGTGTCCTACCATCAGGGAGTTTCTTTGATATAGTCCAATAGTAGCCATCAAGTTCTCCTGCAGCATCGCAAATTTGATTGATTATCTTCTGCAAATTGGTGACACCGCCACCGCTGATTTCCGTGTAGTCAATGTACTGAAGAGAAGAAATGCAGTCAGCAGCCTCAAGTTCAAAGGTCTCCCAACAACTATCATATCCTGCGTTGTACACTTTGGGGGTCATATAGCCAACCCACTCTGTGAATGTGTTTGCCGTGTTGGTAATATTCAGCAACTCAACCTTTGTCCCCTGTGCACAATGGGAAAGAGCATCATATAGATACTCATCATTCACAATCTTGATGCTTGCCGTGCTTGTCCTAACAGGGTCAAATGGTGTCTTGCTTGTGTTGTATCTAACTACAAATGGTTCACTTGCTGCCAATAGAATTTCCTCAAACACTTCGCTGCTTGTCTCTCCGCTTGGTGTTATGCGGACCTCATATTTTTGGCAATCAAGCCCACTGAAATAACCTCTATAATTCATATTTGCTTTTTTATAATAGAGTAAAAATCAAAGCCGACAGAGTAAATGAGATTTGGGTCTCTCCGCATTTTTTTGTATATTAGAACATATGGAAGAGATTTGGAGAGATATAGAAGGATATGAAGGATTATATCAGGTAAGCAACCTTGGAAGAGTTAAAAGTATTGGTAGATACATAAAGCATTGGAGAGGTGGATTGTTGTTCAGAGAAGGGACAATAATGACACCAAGATTAAACAGATATGGCTATTTGCAACTATCATTATCAAAAGAAGGAAAGTGCAAAACATTTACAATCCATCAATTGGTTGCACGAACATTTCTGCAAAATCCAAACAACTATACTTGTGTAAATCATAAAGATGAAGTGAAAACCAACAACTTCGTGTATGTAAATGAAAATGGTTCCGTTAACCTTGAAAAATCAAACCTTGAATGGTGTGAAGCCGACTATAATTGCAATTATGGAACAAGGAACGCAAGGATAAAACAATCGCAATTAAATAACCCCAAAAAATCAAAATGTATCATTCAGTATTCACTTTCGGGAGAGTTTATTAGTGAATACAAATCAATACATGATGCACATAGAAAAACAGGCATTGATAGAAAATCAATTTCAAATGTTTGTAACCATTTTCATCATTACAATAGTGCAGGTGGATATTTATGGGAATATAAAGAGGCGAGTTAAACCCGCCTCTTTTTTAACCTTTCCTTCGTGACATCTCGTTGTTTATACATCCTATCAACTCCGTTCCACGAAGTTTGAAAGTTACCTGACCACCTCCAATGCCGCCCTTTCCGTTAAGCATATTCCAAAGTGTTGCTTGCTGAGCCTTATTCAATATCATTTCGCCTTGGTTCACTCTCGCAAGAGTTTTATCGCCACTTGGGCTTCCATTGTTTACAATACCACCATTGGCAAATCCACTCAACTTGCTTATACCAAGTGCGATTGCGGCAACAACAGCGGCAACTGCAGCAACAGCGAGAGCAGGACCAACTACAGGGATTGAAGCAACAGAACTTGCAGCACCTGCACCCGCAGCAGCACCTTCAGCAGCGGCTTTTTCAAGTTCACTCTGCGCCTCCAACTTATTAGCCATTGCGCTCTTTACTGCATCTTTCTGCTTCTGCTTCGCAGCAAGTTGTTCAATGACCTTCACCGCTTCAATGACACCCCTCAAGGTTTCAAATATCTGCACACTTGCGTTCACAATCGCCATCAATTGTTCAAATCCTTCCCACTCAACTTCTTCACCAAGTGCTTCTCCAATGTTTTGGATGCTCCTGTAGAGGTTATCAAACACATTTGATAGAGTTCCAATGTTGTCAATTGCCCTATCCTTCAGTGATTCAATCTCTTCATCCAACTTCGCAATCTGCTCTGAAAGGGTGAGTTTGTGCTGTAGGGTTTCAGCCTCCTTGGATGCTTGCATAGCAGCCAACTTGAGGTTCATAAGCATCTTCACAGCAGGACCCATAGCAAGGTCAAAATCACCATTGATAATGCCCTCCTTGAGTGCCCTTACCAAAGCGTTGAGAGCATCAGCGTGTTCAACCTTGATTGACACCTCTTCACTCAATATCTCATTCTTGGACTTGGCATAATCAAAGCGGCTGTCCCTCTTGCCCATTGTAGGCATCTTGAAGTTCTTGGCAAGATTATCCAATTGCTCAATGGCTTTCTTCTGCTTTTCCTCCTTGACCTTTTCATAATCTGCCTTTGCTTCTGCATCCCTATTGGCATTGTAAGCATTCTCAATCTTGCTTAAATCAACACCACGAAGTATCTGCCTGAAGTTATCAACAGCAGTAATGGTCTCCCATGTCTTGTCAACCAACTTCTTGAGTTCAGCATTGTAATCTTCCTGTGAGATTGTTCCCGCATCTAATCTGTTGGATAACTTTTTAGACCCTTCAACATAATCATTGACAGCATCCTGTATAAGTTCTGTAGGGGATTTGCCCTTTGAACCTGAACCGCCACTTCCACCGCTTCCTCCGTTATCACCTGAAGTGGTTGTTGCGGGATAGAAGCCCTTTACTACCTGTCTCGCTTCATACTTTTGATAAGGGAGAATGTTAGGAATATTATCAACCTTCCTTATGAAATCAGCGGCATAACCTTCAACCCTTCTTTGGAACTCTTCCTGACTAATCTTCCTTTCGTTGAGATTTTTCAGTTCATTCTCTTTAAGGGACTTGAAGTTGTCCTCTGCTAACTTATACACTCCCTTGTATGCCTGACCCGCTTCAGTTTGGGATTCATAAGATGCGATTGAACCTTGCTCATAGAATGTCTTTGTGCTTGCATCATTTTTGACAGCAGTTATCATTCTGTCAACAAATGAATTATCCACGCTAACACGATTCTGTCTCAATATCCCTTGTATCTCATCAATCTTCTTGTTTTGACCTTCTGATTTGTCAATAACTACACCTATCTTTTTGTATATTTGAGATAAATCAGCACCCTTTGGCCACGCAAGTTTCAACTGCCTTTCAATCTCATCAACATATGGCTTGTAAAGGCGGTTGTTAATATCCTGTTGGCTTATGAATGGATTGTACCACTGACCACCTTTGAACTTCGTGGTTTCATACATCGTGGTTCCAATCGCTTCACCTGCTGCTGTTGAAATATTCTCCTTTGATTCACTTGAAGAAATCAATGCCTGAAGGTCAGCAATGTCTTGAAGAACCTTCTTTAACTTCTCCCAATCTTCCGTTTCGCCAGCAACTTTTGCTGCATCCCTCAATGCATCTTCAAAGTCAGGGAAGAGTTTTATTGCCTTTGATAAGACACTATTCAAACTATCCTGACCACCACCAAGTTCCTCTTGTAGTTTCTTAACTTCGTTCTTCGCTAACGCTGATGCGGTCTGTGTTTTTGCAAGTTCTGTATTGGCATCCCTTATCCCCTGATGCAACCTGTTCCAAGCACCAACCGCTGCTGTTCCAACCCAAGTGACAAGTGTCATTATAATGGTTATCCAATCGCCCATTGCCGCCTTTGCTGTTGCTGCACTTGCGGCTGCTTGAGTGAACATAGTTTTGAGCGAAGTACCAAGTTTGATAACATTCTTGGTCAATAGAGGAACCGCTACAGAAGCAATGTTCATAATGGTTCCAAGCGTGGTCTTGAAGTTGTCAATCAGGTTCTGCAATAACCTGATAGCACCCTTAATCACACCACCTGTCTGCTGTCCAATGGAGATAAGAAGACCCTCATACTTACTCTTCAAAGTATCAAGTTCCTTCTGCACGGAACCAACACTTTGACCCATCATTCTTGCAGTTGTACCTGCTGAATTGGCTGTTACCTTAATCAAGCGGTCAATGTCTTCCAAGCCACTGATAAGGAGTTGGAGAGCCATAGCGGATTTCGCATCAAAGATAGTTCCAAGGTCACCAAGTGATAGGTTGGCATTCTTCAGTTTCTCAATGGTCTTGTAAAGTCCCTCTGTCCTAATGCTTGCTTCATCTATCTCAATGCCATAACTCTGCATTTTCTTGATAACCTTCGGGTCTGCCATCTTTTGAAGGGCTATGCGAAGTTTCGTGCCCGCTTCAGCACCCTTGACACCCTTCTGTGCAAGAGCACCGATTGCAGATGCAGTTTCCTCAAGAGAAAGACCCAATGTGTTTGCAGCGGGTGCAGCGTTAGCCAATGCATCAGAAAGTGATGTAATATCAGTTGCAGCGTTTGCAGCGGTTGAAGACAATACATCACTGACCCTATCCGCATTCTGCACCGAAAGACCAAACATATTCAAGGTGTTGGTCATAATGTTCGCTGCACTTGCAAGGTCAATGGAGTTTGCCTGTGCCATCGCAAGCACCTGTGAGAGTGCCTTTGTAGCGTTTGCGGCACTCATACCATTTCGGGTAAGGTTCTCAAGTGCAGAAGCGGCTTCGGATGCAGTGTACTTTGTTGTACTACCCAATCTTTGAGCCTCTGCCTGCATCGCTTTGAACTCTTCGGTTGTAG